ATGCAAACCTTACCCAGTGGCAAATGTTTCGTGCATCCCTGGCTGATTTTTTCGACCACGGCCACAACGATTAATAAAACATCTTAGTGGCCTGGCTGGTTTCTCATATAGTGAAAAGAAAGATGAACTGAATAAAATTTATTCAGCACACCAGCATTCACCATTCACCATTCACCATTCACCATTCACCGCTGAAATTCCTGATGAATGGCAAACCTTACTGGATAAGCTGATAAAAAAGATCTGGGGAAATAAAGCAATGCCTGAAACCCTGGATGCTGATATTGTAAGAATATTTGCAAATGAATTTTTTAATGCAGTAAGTGAAGGGATCAGTGGCAATGAGATATTATTTACAGATGATCCTGGCAGGGATTTTATAGAAAACATTACCGGCAATGTGTGGCGGTTCAGTGGTGCAAAAAATTATGCACAGCAAAAAGCCATTAGTGAACAGCTGGTGGATGCCACCGGCAAATTAAGATCATTTAAAGATTTCAAATTTGCTGCCTCACAGATCAATGATGAATTTGTGGGCACCTGGTTAAAAGCAGAATATAATAATGCAGTGGCATCAGCACAAATGGGTGCTAAGTGGCTGCAGATACAAAGAGATAAAACCATTCTGCCTTACCTGCAATACATTACTGCAGGTGATGAACGTGTAAGATTAGAACACCAGGAACTGGATGATATTACTTTACCAGTGGATCATCAGTTTTGGGATACTTATTACCCACCCAATGGATGGAACTGCAGGTGTGATGTAAAACAGATCAGCTATATTAAAACACCATCTGATCTTAGTAAATATTCTTTGCCGGATGTTCCTAAATTATTCCAGGGCAATGTGGGCAAAACCGGTAATGCTTTTCCACCCGCACATCCTTACTTTGAAAACCTGCCACCAAAAGTTTCTGTGCAGGTAAAAGCAATTCAAAAAGATTTTGAAAATAAGTTGAATGAAAGCAAGTGAATTTAGTAAAGTGATGCAGCAGAAGATGCTGGTGGCTATGCAGCAAAGCATGGTGGCTGTGGCCAATGAAGCAGTGAATTGGAGTAAAGACAGGTTTCAAAAAGAAAACTGGATAGATAGAGCACCAGTGAAATGGCAACCAAGAAACCCGAATGCAAAAAGAAATAAAGGCCGCAAACTTTTGTATGATACCGGCACCCTGCAGCGAAGCATTCAAAGGTTTACAGTGGGTGCAAAGGGTTTTGAATATGGAAGTGCTGGTGTAAAATATGCTGCAGTGCATAACTATGGTTTATTTATTCCAAAACATGCACGGTCTGAAACATTCAAAAGAAACAGAAGCGGCAGTGGAAAATTTAAGAAGGGCACCACCCCAGGCCGTGGCTTTTCATTTAAAGCCGGTGGTCTCAATATGCCACAGCGGCAATTCTTAGGAAAGTCATTTCACCTTGAAGGAATACTAAGAAGAAAGATGATAGTGGAAATGGTGAGACGAATGAGGGCTTAGAAATTAATAATTAAAAATTAATAATTAAAAATTATGGCTTACAACTCACCATTTGCAAAAACCTTTACCGATCTGCAGGATTACCTGGCCATTGAAATGCCAGAGATAAAATGGATTGATTTTAATTTTGATCAGATCAATGCACCGGTAAGGCCATCTATAAAAGATGTGGCACTGCTGATTGATTTTATAAAAACAGATTATGAAGTGCAGCAGTTCAGCCAGTATGCAAACATGCAGATAGAATTTACATTAATATTTTTCCGGTGGAATAATACCAGCAGCATTACACCGGATGCTACCAAAGAACAGGCACTGCAGTTTTATGAAACAGAACAAAAGTTTTATATTAAGATGCAGGGCTGGAAAAATGCAGGCATGTTTAATCTTCCATTCAATCGGGTAAGCAGTGAAAGTGTAAAAGCAGAAGATCAGGGATTACGAATAAGAAAAATGATCTACACGGCACAGTATGAAGATGCAAGTGTGGGTGGTGCATGATTAATGTGCAAATGTGCTGATGTGCAAATGTGCCAATGATATACAATACTTAATTAGCACATTTGCACATTGGATAATTGGCACATTTGTTTACCACACCAACTGTGGCCACTTTTCTTTAAAATGTTTTTGCATAGTTTCCAGTGGCTGATCTTTCCACTGCTGTTTGGTGATGGCCACACATACCCCATTTGCCTTAATAATATTATGCACTGTAAAGCTGGAAAGGAAAAATGTATTGCCCACTACTTCCAAAAGGCTGTTATAACTGATCTTAGCAGGTGTATTATTAATGATAACCGGTTTGCGGCCTGTGTAGTAATAAAAATCAATAAGGCATTCGATCTTTTTTTCACGGTGGGTGGGCTGATCATCTGCCACTGCTGGCTGATCATAATCGAAAAGGTTTTTATAAATACTGGTGGAACCCCTGGGTGCTGGCATGTGGTGCAAATTAATTCAAATTATTTGAATAAAGAAAATCCCGTAGATACGGGATTTTGATTAAAACGATTGCTTGCCGAAATATAAAATATTAACAGCAAAGGTATAATAAAAAAAGCCACTGTGGAAACAATGGCTGGTTTGCTAATAATGAACTTATGAAAGTTCAAATTACTTGAATTATTTCCTTTCCAAAAGTCGTTCCATCATCTGGCTGATAATTGTAAGATGCTTTTCATCATCTTTATAATCTTCTGAGTAAGATGCTTTCCATCTTACTGCAGCCACCAGGGCTTTTAAAAGATCATTGCTGTCAATTTTAGGGTCTGCTTCAATTGCCTTTTCTACACTGATAGTTTCCATTAAGTGGTGAGTTGGTTTTATAGTTTAAAATTGTAAATAAAAAATTGCTTGGTTACTTTTCATCACAGAAAAAACTTTGATCATTACCGCTGGCATCTTTGAAGCTATACTGGCTGCTGGGTGCCTGGCTGCAGGTATCCAGCGTTCTGGTGCCTGCAGTGCCACTGATGGTGCATCGGTAACAGTTGCCTGCTTGCTTGCTGCTACAGGCTGATAATGTGATGATAATGATAGTGATGATAGGCGTAATTTTTTTCATGCTTTGCGGTTTGGTTAATTAAAAAACCCCTCCTGTGCCAAACAGCTTTCCGCTTTCACGGTGCAGTTAACCTGGTTAAATACCGATTCAGGAAGGGGTAAAATAAAAATCAGCATCACCCGTTTATTAACTGCAAAAAACATCTGTTTGGCGTTTGCAAGATAGTAGTTATTTTTCATTGGTAAAAGTCATTTGTTTTTTATTCATTTTTCCTTTTTTAAGAATGATAAATTTACTTTTTTGATAACAGTTACCAGTTTTGTAAGTTCATCAATGCTGTGATCCTTTAATGGCTTTTTGTACACATTGCTTTCTATCCACTGATGCATTTTACTGTAATCATTTTTCATACCCAGGCTGCCATCACCGTTGATCACCTGCTTCTGTGTTATCCAGTTCATTTCATGACTGGCTGCTATAATGTAGTTAATCATCCTTTGCCCTTTTTTTGTTTGTGTTGGCGAAATTGCATTCATGCCATTTATCCAGCTTTGCAGTTCATCAAAACTTAAATCTTTTGTACTTCTGCAGCGGCCATTACTAAGATCATTTATGATGCTTCTTTTTTCGCCCAGCAGTTCATATTTTTTTAGCAGTGCATGAAAAGCGGCAAGCTGATTTTTGGTAACTGGTTTCATAAACATATATGATTAATAGGTGAATCAATTTTACTTATCAGGTTATGTGAAATATGTGTGTAGATGGCTGTGGTTTTTACACTATTATGCCCAGCTAATCTTTGAATCAAATTTATATCGGTTCCATTTTCAACCATGTGAGTAAAAGAACAGTGGCGCATTAAGTGGGTGTACACTCTTTTGTTTACGCCGGCCTTGCCTGCCAGTTGTTTTATCACCTGGCTTACACTTCTTTCAGAGTATTGTAGTTCATCCTTCCATCCATTAAGCACAAATATTTTGCTTTTATATTCACGATAATATTTTTCAAGCAAAGGAATTAATTGTGGAGCCAGCATTACCTGCCTGTCTTTTTTCCCTTTTGCCTTAATGATATTAATGATCATTCTGCTTCTGTCAATATCTTTCCATTGCAGGTTTATTAATTCACTAACTCTTAACCCACACGAATAAAGCAGTGCCAGAATTAGTTTGTGCTTTGTGTTTTCACAAACAGAAAACATTTTTTGAACTTCGTCAACAGACAGAACTATTGGCAGCTTATGATCTTTTCGTGCATAGGGTATATATCTGAATTTTTCTTTTTGCCCAATGCAGATGTTATAAAACTTTTTAATTGCGCTGTGCTGTGATCGTTGAGTATTGGTAACTGAAAATCCTGCCAGGTATTTTTTTATGTCAGCTTCATTTATATGCAATGGGTGTTCTTTTTCTTTAAAGAAGTCAAAAAACATTTTTAAACAGGAAACATAGTTCTTTATCGTTTCTTTTGAGTAGTTTATGCGGCTCATTTCATTAATGAAGTCTTGCTCGTATTTAGGAAAATTCATATAAAACATTTTAATTCAACACTTAATAATTGCATCGTACATAATATGTTGTTGCAAGCAAGCCACTACCCCTCTGCTATTTCGGGCAGTGACTTGCTTAAAATAAAATTGAGGGAGAAGTTATTTTGAAATAAAATCCGCTATCAATTTCTTAATAGCTTCATTAAGTGCGGCAGCATTTGCCGCTGGTACTCTGTAAGCAAGAGTTTTCGTTTCTTCTTTTTTCGGGCGCCCAGAACCTTCACGGCTGCCGCCTCTGCTTTCTTTTTTCTTTTTCATAAAAAGTGGCTCCGTGTCGTGGAGCCAGCCGCCTGGGAAAAATCTTCTCAGGGATTAAACCCAAGATTATTAACTAATCTTTTCAATTTTGTAAGTCGAAAGAAACGAAGTATTGTATTGGTCTAACCATTCCCATGTGAATGATTTAACGGCTTCTTTTAAAATTCTACCATGTCTGCGGGATGACCATTTGAACGTTTCTAATCTGGAGATGGCTTCTTGTAAAGTTTCAAAAGTTTCGCCGTTAATAATTCCTCTTTTTTCGTTTTCTTCGATGATTTGATAATTTTTCATTTTGAGAAGATTTTTTGTTTTTGTCATATTGACTATGTAAAGATAATGATTGTTTTGATATTTGCAAACATTTTTCAAAATATTTTTAAAATAATTTTCCCACAATTTCAAAGAACTTATAAGATATTGGTTTTTAAGTCGTTTTAACTACCCGTGGCCTGACTTGCAACAAGGGGTTTTGTGCAAGCCCCGGCATACTAAGAGAGCCGGGCAGCATATCAAGTTCAACTAAGTGCAAGTCCAAGCAGCAGAATGGGCCTGCACAAAGCCCTGTTCGTTGGGCGAACATTGCTACACCCCTAATTTTTCAAGCGTTTGGTAATACTTGATATTGACAAGCCCTTCTCTTGCAGGGTGTGGGTCGTGTACTAATTTTCCATTTTTGTAAATACAGATATGACTAAATCCTCTGGGCGAATCACCAGAAACTAAATAATATTTTTCTTCAATTTGCTTTGCCATATCAATTTCAAATGCTTGCCATTTTTCAATAGGTTTATCAAAAACGGAGTACCTATCATCAGTACATAAATCCCAACCCTTGCTACTTAAAAAAGTAAGCATAATTTCAGTATGAAAGCCAGTATCTAAATGATAAAATACTTCCACGTTTGGAACTTCTGTAATCGGTACTTCAAGCAATGAAGCAATACAAGCTGCGTAGCAATTGCCACGTTGTACAACCTCACCTTTTGAGTTTTGAACTACTACTTTTGTTTGTGTAACTGGTATCATAATTTTGACAGTTTATTCTTAATTTGACCGCAACGTCGCCCAACAGTAGTATTGCTTCTATTGGGGCTGGACGTTGTTAGCTTCGGCATTAGTTCGCTATTGTACTGCATCTGTATGGGGTCGGACGTTCCTTGAATATCCCAACAGCAGCAATACTTTTACGTTGTGCGCAATGCTACGTAGCCTCCTCTAAGTCATCTGGGTTCATTCCAAAAACTCCATACCCGCCTAAAATTGGCATATCTTCATTTGACTTTTCACAAGTGAGTGTTACGCTTCCGTCCTCTTGCTCATCGTAAGAACGTGGCGAATATCTATTGCCAATATCATCTGCAATTCGCTTATCCTTATATTTTTTCCAAGGCACAATTCGTTCTGCCACTTTTCTTACATTCTCTGGTCTTTCAGAAAGCCATTTTTCCCACTCTTGTTTTTGTTCGGTTGTCAGTTCCATATTTAGTTTATCTGTTAATTCCGCACTGGCACAACAATAAGTTTGCGCAATAAATTTTTTGTTGTTTATTTTTTTATTGGTAAAAATTTACTGACGCAAACTCCTACCGTTACCTGCAAGTGCTACTGTGGAGCTTCTATTGAACATTCCGTTAGAAATTTAAAATAAAAGCCCCACCGCACCTGTGATTACATTCCGCCAGATGATGGCTTGTCGGGATATGCGGTAATATTTGCATCATACCACGAAGTAGTAACAACCCAACCTTCTACCAATGATTTAAGCGCATACTTCATTTCTTCCATCATCAATTTTTGACTTGTTTCACCAGTTGGTTCTGTGCCTTTCATG